CCAATTTCAATTATATCATGGTCTACCGTATGATGACAAATCTATTGTTCTAGAACATGGAATTGAACCAGCAGATCCACTAGCACGATGGTCCCACGGTGATGATAAAATACGTCTAGTATACACATCTACACCACAACGAGGACTAGACATTCTAGTTGATGTTTTTGAATATCTAGCACAATCTGATCCAGATATTCATTTAGATGTTTTCTCAAGTTTTAAAATTTATGGTTGGGATGAAACTGATAAACAGTTTGAACCACTGTATGATAGAATCAGAAATAATCCTAGAATGACTTATCATGGATTTAAGCCAAATGATGAATTAAAACATCATCTGAATTCATGTGATATTTTTGCATATCCATCTACTTGGATGGAAACCAGTTGTAGAGCCATGCTTGAAGCTATGTCGGCACAATTGGTTTGTGTACATCCAAACTATGGTGCTCTACCAGATACTTCTGGCTCTTTAAACATAATGTATCAAGGTTCTGCAAATAGATCGGAACATGCTACAACGTTTGCTGCCAATCTTAAAGGCGCAATACAATTTGTAAAAGATAAGAAGCACACTGATTATACTAGATTTAATAAGATCTATGTAGACAATAGATATAATTTAAATCGAATTAAAATTCAGTGGGAAAATATGTTAAAGCAGTTACTTGAAAAATATCCCACACCAGAGAGTAGAAAATTTGCAAAAGAAACATTTGTTTATAAAACATCATGACTAAAAAAGAGTTGACAACCCCTCTAGTATATGGTATTATAAACTATGAATACTGCTAATAACGTCATCCTATTTCCATCTAAAAATAAGTATAATGGTCCACAGACTCTAGAAGAAGTTGATGAGTCCATGGATATGGTCAAGCAGTTTCATATTCAGGAAACTATTGAAACTATAGTGCCTTCATTGTTTGATCAACTTAATATTGCTGGTTTTATGCCAGATGAAGATGATGAGGAAGTACTAAAACATTCTGCTATGGTTGTAGAATCTATTAGATCTCTTCTCTGTATGATTAGAGGTATCAATCATCCTCTACAACTCATAGCAAATAACTTATTTGTTCAGACTGACGACGGTTTAGCAGTTTCTGATAAAGTTAAAATCATCATAACTCCAAAAGAAGGAAAGGGCGAAAGCCCATTATAAAATGCTCATTATTGATTTCTCTCAGGTGATGCTATCTAATATTATGGTGCAGCTTGGTAATCATACAAATGCACAAGTTGATGAAAATATGTGCCGTCATATGGTATTAAATTCAATCCGTATGTATAAAACAAAATTTGGCGCTGAATACGGTAAAGTTGTGATTGCATGTGATGCTACCAACTATTGGCGTCGTACAACATTTCCCTATTATAAAGCAAATCGTAAAAAGTCTCAAGCAGCATCCGAGTTGGATTGGAAGGCAATTTTTGAATGCCTCAATAAAATTCGTGATGAACTGGTTGAGTATTTTCCGTATTCTGTAGTGCGAGTTGATACTGCTGAGGCAGATGATATCATTGCAACTCTATGCAATGAATATGGAAATACATCAGAAAAAATTATGATTATTTCTGGTGATAAAGATTTCCAGCAACTTCAGCGCTATATGAATGTGCGTCAATATAATCCTGTTCTCAAGAAGTTTATAGTCTGCAATGACCCTGATAAGTTCCTCAAAGAACATATTATCAAGGGTGATCCAGGTGATGGGATTCCTAATTTCCTATCTGCTGATAATTCATTTGTCCTTAATATTCGTCAAAAGCCAGTAACACAAAAGCGTCTAGATGAATATCTAAAGAAAACTCCCCATGAATTTTGTCAGTCTCTAGAACAACTACGCAATTATAAGCGTAATGAACAGCTAATTGATCTGTCCAAAATCCCACCAGAAGTCTCAACAAAAATTATGGAGACATATAGGGAACAGTCAGTAAAAGGATCTAATCCACAACTGATGAATTATTTTATTACCAATCGTCTAAAGAATTTAATGGAGCATATTAATGAATTCATTTAATGGAGATACCAAGTGATTTTGGGTGTCTCTGAAATCCTGGAAAAAGCATCACAAATGACAGATCGGAGAGAACGAATAGTATTTTTGCAAAAAAATAGTTCTGTTCCACTTCATACAGTTTTACAAGGTGCATTTGATCCTAGAATTAAGTGGTTATTACCTGAAGGTGAACCGCCATATAAACCAAATGATCTTGTAGATCAACAACATGTATTTTTTTCAGAATGCAGAAAAATGTACTTATTTGTTGAGGGCGGCAATAATGATTTAAAACCGCTACGCCGTGAGGCTTTATTTGTTCAAATGTTAGAAAGGGTTGATCCTAAAGATGCCAAACTCTTATTGGCAATAAAGGATAAACACATGCCATATCCAGGAATTACTGAAGATGTTATTAGAGAGGCTTTCCCAGGTCTGCTACCATGAGTAAAAGTAAGAAAAATATTCGTCGTGAATGGTACGATGATGATGAAGATGATTTTGTTATGATTGAACGAGATAGGGAAAGAAGGAAGAATAAGAGACTTACTAATGCCCTTCGCTCTAAGAACATCGATGATTTAATGCGTCTAGAAGACGACGAGGAAGATTAAAGTGCCAACATATTTGTTTAAAGATATAAATACTGAGGAAGAGTTCGAACTCTTCCTCTCAATTTCAGAAAGGGACAAGTATCTAAAAGATAACCCTAATATAACGCAACTTGTTCACGGTGCACCAAGTATAGGCGATCCAATTCGCCTGGGACTCCGTAAGCCCGATGATGGCTTCAGGGATCGACTAAGAGAAATAAAGAAGCATCATAGTCGTGGAATTACTCGGAGTTCAATAAACACATTTTAAGTGCACTCTGAACTTTATAAAGGTTCACATATGTCAGCACCGCCTAATAAAAGATTATCTCGTAAAGAAAAAAGACAACTGAGAGATTCTAATCTCAGTGAAAAGATAAACTTCAATTTACAAGAAGTAGTACCGCTTACTGAAAATCAAAAAATCACATTTAATGCATATAATAACGGTAAGCACTTAATGTTACATGGAATAGCATGAACAGGTAAATCATATGTGTCGCTTTACCTGGCTTTAAACGAGATACTCAACGGCGATTCTCCATATAAAAAATTAGTAATAGTAAGATCAGTGGTTCCAACAAGAGACATGGGATTTCTTCCAGGTAACACCAAAGAGAAATCCAAAGTCTATGAGGGACCATATTATGCTATCTGCACAGAACTTTTTGGTAGAGGTGATTCATACGACTATTTAAAGCAAAAAAATATCATTGAATTTATTTCTACTTCTTTCATTAGAGGTATAACTCTAAATGATTGTATTATCGTTGTAGATGAAATGCAAAATGCATCACTACATGAATTAGATTCTATCATTACTAGAGTAGGAAAGAACTGTAAAATTATATTCTGTGGTGATTTCACACAAAGTGATTTTACAAATGAAAAAGAAAAAGCAGGTATCATTCAGTTCATGAAGATTATAAAAGCAATAAAAAGTTTTAGATTTGTTGAATTTAATAAAAATGATATTCTAAGGAGTGACTTGGTTCGTGACTACATCATTGAAAAAGACAGACTTGGAATTACACCCTAAATGGTATCCTATTGAAACTTATAATAGTCATGATCATGGTTTTGTAATAGTATCCAATTATAATAAACGTTGGATTAGATTCGGTAGATTATATCCAGGTTTAAATCGTTGGTATTATTCAGGACATACTGGTTTTGCAGAGTATACAGAAGGACCTAATAGTGATATACCGACACATTGGGCTCCAATGATTAAAGGACCATGGGAATTAGATAATGTTTAAACATATGCTATTAAGTCTAGCTCCATTGGAAAGAGTGGAGCTAGACGGTGAAAGACGCTATAAAACACCTGATGGAATATTCCCATCGGTTACTACAGTTTTAGGACAAAAGACCGATAAGAGTGCTATTGAGCAATGGAAAGCTAGAGTTGGTAAGGAAGAAGCAGATAAAGTTTCTAGACAAGCCGCAACTAGAGGTACCGCTGTTCATTCTCTCTGTGAAGAATATCTTATGAATAGAGAGATAGATGCTCGACGAGTCATGCCATCAAATATGATGACTTTTAAAACTATTAAACCAATTTTAGAAAAGAATATAGATTTGGTTTATGGTATTGAAGCTCCGTTATATTCCAAGAATCTTAAGACTGCTGGTACTTCAGACTTGCTTGCAAAGTTTAATGGCGTAAATTCCATAGTTGACTTTAAAACTTCAAAGAAAGAAAAAAAGGAAGAATGGATCTTAAACTATTTTCTACAAGCAACTGTATATTCTATTATGGCTGAAGAACTTACTGGTTTGGATTTCCCACAGATTGTTATTATTATAGCAAATGATGATTATGAAGTCCAAACGTTTATAAAGAACCGAAATGACTATAAAGAAAGAGTTCTAGAACTTTTCAACTAAAAAGGGGAAGCAATGCTTCCCCTTACTTTTTTAGACTACGCTTTAAAGCTTGAAGTTCTTCTTTGGTAAGTTTATTCATAGCACTATTTAATAGCTTTTTTTCTTCCTGTGCTTCAGCTTTTTTAATTGCTTTTTGAGCTGCTTTTTGTCTTTTTCTTTCTTCAGCTTTATCTAGTTTAATCATTCTATCAATATATTCTTGGTCAGTTTCATCTTCTTCCCAACTAAGAAATATATTCATCTCATCATAATAAAGATCTATAGTTAATGTGGCACCATGTTTAAGTTCTGAAAGATCATCTAAGGTATACGTACCACCATGTAGATCAAGATTACGAGATTTGAAAACTTTAATACGTGGTCTTTTTTGATAATTATCAACGATCAAATCTGTATTTGATGTAGAAGTAGATGCTATACATCCACGGTCACGGCAATCCATACGATCACAATCTTTACATTCGTTCATAGTTTTTCTTTTCTAGTTTGATTTCCGACTTGATTCATTTGTATCTTAATTCAATTTCTTGATCCCAGACTTGATCATAGACTTGATCATGGACTTGATTCCAGACTTGATCATGGGCTTGATTCCAGACTTGGTCCCAGATTTCTATATTGATCTGATCCCAAACTTGATTAAAAATTTGTTTTCGTATCTTTGTCCAAAGATACTGTCTAGATGGATTCATCAAATATTAACTTACTTCATATACAATTTTATCTGAGGTTTGCTTCACACCAAACCTCAGTTCTTGCAGCAAGTCACAATGGCACGCTTCATCCAGTTGGAGTCGCTCTTACGGCGAAGAGCACCAATCTTAAGAGCCATGCGCAGGGAAAGCTCACGAAGACGACCGGCGTTCTTCTCGATGAAGGTCACCACATCAGCCTGGGCATCATCGCTAAGACCGATGTTCCGCAGCAGACCCTGGCGAACCACCTGACGGATACGGATGAGATAGTCACGCTGGGTCTTCATTGCCAGGTCGATATAGTGAGCTCGGGATACCAGAGCCGAGAGGTGTGGGGCAAGCTTGGAGCCGCGGTCGATCATGGCATCGAAGTCGTAGTTCGTGATGAAGATCACAGTGCCCTGGAACTCGAAGCTCTTAGGCAGACGCTCGGCCGATTCCTCGTCGATCAGCGTGCCCTCAGTCATATACGAAATGATACGCTTGTCGTTGGTGTCAAGCGCCGCCTTGAGAAGGGTGATAGCAGTCTCGTCAAGGAACACATCGTCAGCATCGTCAAACACCAGAACGGAGCCGGGAGTACGGTGCTGATAGAGCAGCTTGAAAAGCGCCGGGGCCTTAACGTAACCCTTGACGATACGGTGAGACGTAGAGTTCGGGTCCCAGGACTCGAGTGCCTTCTCGACCGTGAAACTCTTGCCGAGACCGGCCGGACCAGACACGATCAGCGCACGAACATCACCGTCGATGGCAGCGTTGGCCATATCAGACAGGATTTCAAAACGGTCCGAGAGCTTCTGCTCAATCTCTTCGTCCGTCTCGACCACCACAGGCTCCACAGCCTGTGCAACGTTCATGATCTTGGTCACCTTATCGGTCTTGGAAACTCGGGGCTTGCGATAGCCATTGCGGGGAACGCCACGGGGCATGTCAGTGTCCTTTAAGTTTGTATTTTGAACTTAACTCAAGCTTGGATTAAAGTCAACCCTTAATCTTCAAGAGAGTTAAGATATTCTTCGTATTCAGCAAGATCAGCAGCCGTCGGCTCGTAGGCTTCCTCGCAGGAGACCTCGGCGTCAAAGTCATCGAAGGGGTTTGTGTTGTCATTCATCATAGTGTCTTTATACCACCTGGTTGGATTAAAGTCAACCATGACAAATCAATGGGTTAGCCTAATGACCATCTTAACCCATTGAAAAGATTATAAAAATTTTTTTGAACTTTTTTTGCACCGACTTAGCAATCAGACACATATAGATGCTGCTAGGACGATAAAACCTAATCTTTTCAATGGGTTAGCTGCTAACAAAAAGTCAATGATATCAATGGGTTAGGTGCTCACATCGTTTTTCGGCAGTCTAAGCCACCCTAGATGGGTTTATCATACCGCCTGGGCCGTCAAGATCAAAGCTAGCCGGGATCTTGGCTAAGTGGTTGATAAGATTGTATAAAAAATTTTTGTAGTTTTTTTGAAAAAATTTTGCTAATCTTATCAACCACTTAGCGCTAACCTATTGATTTCCTTGGGTTGACTTTTAAACCAGGTTGCGGTATAAAGACACTATGATGAATGAGGTACAAAATGTCTGATTATATTCCGATTGGTTATATTCAGGTCGACTCTGATAAAGTCATCGCTGCGTGTGATGATTATCTTGAGTGGGTCGACCAGAGATATACTGAAGCAAAGAACGAATATATCGAAAGTATTATTAAAACTAAGCACGGCTTTCTTTGGAATAAGCGCTTCTATACCCGTGAAGAAGCTGAACATATGTGGAAAAACGGCACCGGTGATTATCTGTATTCACCGCATCAGCTGCAGACACTTAGGGGAGCAATTACGACCCAACAAGTTAAGGAGCTTCGTATCCTGGCTCTCAACTCTGACAAGGTTATCGTGAGTAACAAAATGTCATTCCTTTTTGACTGATTTTTTGGTTGACTTTAATTTCAGATTAGGTTATTGGTTTAGTTATAACAAGGAGCTTACCATGAACGTTTCCACCGTCCTCTCCCGCATGCACGCCTTTGCCCGTACGACCAAGGATGACGTCGCCTCGAATGAGGTGGCTCGTGTTGCCGATCGTCTGGCCCATCAGGGCCCGTTCGAAGCACCGCTGACCGATGCCGAGATTGCTGTTATCTCTCGGTTCGTGTATGCATAAACCTATTGACATTTATACTCAACCTGGTATAATGGTTAGTGACCAAATAATGATGGTATAGGTAATATGTATCTAGTAAGTTTTACTAACTTTGGTTATACCAAAGACTTTGCTACCAAGGAACAGGCTCAAATCTATATGGAAAGGGCATGCTTAGAGTCTGTTCTTATGACTACGAAGGGTGAAATCCTTGGTGGATTCTCTCCCATCTCTGGATCACAAAAAATGGTTGACTTTAATCTCGACTAGGTTATAATCCTACTATCATAACAAATCAGGAGACTTAAAAGTGGCTCACAATATCGAAATGATCAACGGCAAGGCTCAGATGGCATATGTCGGCGAGACTCCCTGGCATGGTCTGGGTGTTTCTGTTCCTGCTGATCTGACTCCCGAACAGATGCTCGAGGCGGCCGGTCTCAACTGGGAAGTGGAGAAGATCAAGGCATATGCCAAGGTCGGTGGCAAGAATGTCGATGTTGGCCGTTCTGCTCTTGTCCGCAAGATGGACAATAAGATTCTAGATATCGTCTCGAACGATTGGAATCCGGTGCAGAATACCGAAGCGTTTGAATTCTTCAACGACTTCATTGCCGAGGGTGACATGGAGATGCATACAGCCGGTTCTCTGGCTGATGGTCAGATTGTCTGGGCCCTGGCCAAGATCAAGGATGGGTTTGATCTGTTTGGTGGCGATGAAGTGGAATCGTATCTCCACTTTACCAACTTCCACAAGTATGGTTTCTCCACTGACGTGCGGTTCACTCCGATCCGTGTGGTCTGCAACAACACGCTGACTCTATCCCTTAACACCAAGGTCGAGCGCTTTGTTAAGATTAGTCACCGTCGTGAGTTCAACGGTGACAATGTCAAGCTAATGCTTGACATCGCCCAGGAGAAGCTTGCCAAGTACAAGGAAATGGCTGCGTTCCTTGGTACCAAGCGCTACACCGACGAGAATATGGTCGACTACTTCAAGCGTGTGTTCCCTGTCTCTGGTGGACCGGATGCTAAGAAGGAACTTAGCAAGAACGCTAAGGTTGCTCTGTCCGTAGTTGATACTCAGCCTGGTGCAGACTTTGCTCGTGGCACTTTCTGGCAGCTGTTCAACACGGTGACCTACACCGCCGACCATCTGATGGGTCGCACCCAGGACTCTCGTCTGACGTCTGCTTGGTACGGCAACGGCCGTAATATGAAGACCAAGGCGCTTGAGACTGCCATCGAAATGGCAAACGCTTAAAAATAACGGTTGACAAACTCCTAGATTGATATATAACTAATCTATCAAATAACAGAAAGGACTTAACAATGAAGACTTTTACTAAGATGGCTGCTCAGGGTGACTTCATTATCCTGCGTATCCCTTCCATTCCTGCCAATGTGGAACGTGTCCGGCCAGACAATAGTGGCCATATTGTGGTTGCTCATTCTGAAACTGGCCATGATCACGTGATGGTTGCCGATCGTGTTGAGGCTTATAAGCCAGCTGGTGTAAAGGAGGCTGATCTCTACGAGCTTTTCCTTTCCGTCTCTGCGCCTACTGAGATCAACCACCTTCGTACCTTTGATACTCATGAAACTCTGCTTGTCCCACCTGGTGATTATATGGTACGACGTCAGCGTGAATATGTTGCCGAGGGATTCCGTCGAGCTCAGGACTAAGAGCTCAGAGCTAAAGTTTAGCTAAACTCAAGTTTATCACATAGTAAAGGTAGTTATATTATGAAGAAGATCGACAAGCTGACTCCGGAACAAGAAGCTCAGCTCGAGGTTTATCGTGACAAGTGGATCAAGATCGGACTCTCCACCGAGCGTGTAGATCATGATGCGGCACGTGCAGCCGTAGAACTTCTCTATAAGTGTGGTGGACTTGAGCCGCCCAAGATGATTCTATTTGCTAACGGACCCAAGCATGCCAAGAAGCTTCTTGGTGATCGGTCAGTGATAGAGAGTTGTGTGTATGGTTCTCATGAGGCTGCTTGGCTTAGCTTCTATGACTATATGCAAAATGTTCTTGGTATTGACTTCGGTGGTAAGCTTGATGGCCTCTGGGCTGTTGCAAAGAATTGTGGTTGGGTATCCTGCTACGATACACTAGCCATTATCCAGGATCGTCCTCTACACATCAAGATGGATGAGGACAATCGACTGCACTGCGAGAATGGTCCTGCCATTCTCTATGATGATGGGTTTGCGGTCTATGCTTGGCATGGTGTTCGCATCCCCGGTGAGTGGATCACAAACAAGAGCTCCCTGACTCCTCAGATTGCTCTTACCTGGGAAAACATGGAACAGCGCCGGGCCGCTTGTGAAATCCTAGGTTGGGTTCACATCCTCAACAAACTTAATGCCAAAGTGCTGGATACCGATCCAGATCCTCAGATCGGCACCCTTGTTGAGGTTGATATTCCGGAGATTGGTAAGGAGCGCTTCATCCGTGTTCTGTGTGGAACAGGCCGTGAGTTTGCTATCCCGGTGCCACCTAATATGAAGACGGCTCTGGAAGCAAATGCTTGGACATATGACATTGACCCTGACCTTCTCAAAACTCTGGAAGTCCGGACTTAGTTCCGGACTTTTTTTTCTTTAATTAAGAAAATAGTATAATGTTTTCTGTTGTTATTAAACAAATTCGAAATATGCCTTGGGGTCAAATTTCTGATCAAACTCTAGCTCAAGTAGATGATCAAAGTAGAGATCAGATTTGGAAACAAGTCCGAGATCAAATTCCAACTCAAGTCTTGGAGCAAACTCTAATTGAGTTTTTTAGTCAAAGATAAGATAAATCCATGAACGTAGTCAATCAACTTAAGGCCCAAGTCAATAGTCAAAATATAACTAAAGTTCTGGATCAAGTTCGAGATCAAATTTTAGATCAAATTTTGCCTCGTATGTGGGGTAAAGTTGATATTAAAGTCGTGGCTTGCATATGGGACCAAATTGATGATCAAATTATGCCTCAAATTTTAAATCAATCATGGGATCAAATTCAGATACAAGTTTCGGAAGAAAATCTATGAACTTAAAAAATAAAGTATTTCATGAAATACATACCAAGATATTTGATTATGTCTTTAAGAAAGAATTCAATATTATTGAATTACACTTGTGGCACAAGATGTATAATCAAGTCACTCGTCAAATTGATGATTTAATAACAGATCATGTACACGATTTTATTGCATCGCAATTTATTGCATCGCAATTTTTACACTTAGAATATGATACCGAACTAGTCTCCGGAGAGAAAAGCTATGAGAGTAGTTAGTCAAATTCAACATAGTACTTTGAATAATGTTAAAAATCAACTTTATGGTCAAATCTGGAATCAAGCCTGGGATCAAGTCCATAATCAAATCTGGATTCAAATCTGGAATCAAGTCCTGGATCAAGTCCTGGATCAAGTCCATGATCAAGTCTGGGAGGAAAAGCTATGAACACTAGTGTCCAAGTCTGGAATCAAGTCCTGAATCAAGTCTGGAATCAAGTCCATAATCAAATCTGGAATCAAGTCCGTAGTCAAGTCTGGGTTCAAATCTGGAATCAAGTCCGTAGTCAAGTCCAGGATCAAGTCCAGGATCAAGTCCGTAGTCAAGTCTGGGTTCAAATCTGGAATCAAGTCCGTAGTCAAGTCAGGGATCAAGTCTGGGAGGAAAAGCTGTGATCACTAGTGTTCAAGTCTGGAATCAAGTCCGGGATCAAGTTGGAAGGAACCTCTATAATTTTTAAAAATCAAGCTTTATACAACGTCAGATATGAAATTAAAGATGAAGTCAGGGATGAAGTTCGAGAATATGTTATTAACCAAATTCAGGATCAAGTCTCAGACCAAATCTGGTATCAACATCAACCCAAAACTCAAATCCAAAATCCTGTTTATGTAAAAGTTGATGTTCAATTCTTTAGACAAGTCTTAAATCAATTTAAGAGTGAATATATTGAATATTAGTTTTAAATTAAAAGGTGATGCACACAATTGTGTATTTAATGTTGCAACAGATATTGTAAGTCCAATTGTGTGGCAGTATGGTTCCATATACAATAGTAATCCTGTTAATCCTGTAAGGGTCATTTTGCATGATATTCTTCAAGGAAATATTGATGCCTCAGTGCACTTAAAAAGTGATTGACAATATTCAATATAGGGTATATTATCTCATAGTAATTGTTTATAAAATATCCTTTAAAATTTTAAAAGATTCTATATGAAAATAATACATTATAAACTTAGACAATATGATACTAGATGTACAATGTATACATGTATCTCTACTGATTTACGGAGCAAACTTCATCGTACGATCCTTCGTGAGGGTACTGATATATTACATGATAACATTCATAGTTTCATCGAAATACAAATATTATCAGATGAATTTGATAGGAGTATTAAAAATGCATAAAATTAAAATTGATTTATCGTATCAACGCTATGATGAAACTGGTGATGATTGTTTTGAATCTTATTCAAATAATTTTAGTATCACTGACGAGGATACGTATTATTCTATTCTAGAAAAAGTTGAAGTCATGCTAAAGTCTCTAGGTTATGAATTTGACGGACATTTAGAATTTAGCGGGCTGGTTACTTCAGAACAAGTTCACGGTGATAATGTTGTGCAGCTTCATACGGATATTTGATGTCAACAATAGATTTAGTAAAATATAATATTTGTACTAATATAGTATTAAATATTATTAGTAATAATGATAATAATTATTATCATAAGCCAATTTATAAATTTGTAAATAATAATCTAGTTCATATAATGAAACTTGTGATTCTAAATCAATTTGAAGAAGATAAAGTATAATGGCAAAATCTGCAGCCACACCAAAGTCTCTTAAGGCAAAAAAGCCTCTTAAAATCAAGATGACTCGTTCAGAGCAGTACTTAATCAACGTTAAGTACATGGGTGAAGAACCTATCTTCCCTTCTGATAAACTAGTGAAGGATGCTGATTTTAGTTCCGCACTGACTTGGTACAATTATATGTGTTCTAGATCAGATGCTAGGACTTATCTAGAAACCTATCTTAAGAATACAAATAGACTTGCTGATCTAAAGCAAATTAAAAATGTTCCAGATAGCAAGTTTATTGAGCATATTGGTTGGATTGCACGGATGCTTTCCCGTGGGACCAAACTTACAGATCGTTCATTGAAGTATATGAATGATAAAATAAAATATATGATTGCTCATGCTTCAGAAGCAAAAGAAGAAAAGCAAGAAACCAAAAAAGTAATTAATATTCAAGATCGTATTAAAGAAAAGGTCTCAAATTTCATCGGTGAATTTGATGAGGAAATTGATCGTTCTGGTTATACAATTTCAATGTATGATATGCTTCAGAAGAATGAAATTCCTCCTACTCTAGCAAATCGAGTAGCAGAATTTTTTAAACCTATTGCCGATGAAGCTCAAGAACTACTCAAGAAAGATTGCAATCCTCAGTTAAAAGAGGGTTATAATCATTTAACAAAAGAACAGATCAAACAGAGAGCTGTTTTTTATAAATCCATTCTAGATGATTGTGATCGATATGCTGGTAATGTCAAGAAACAAAAACAGCAGCGCACACCAAAGCCTATGACGGCTGAAAAGAAACTAAAGCACTTTAAGTTCATGCGTGAGAGTAAAGAGCATAAATTAGTTTCTATTAATCCTGAAAAAGTGTTGGGTTGTCAGGAGCTATGGACATTTAATATCAAGTATAATACACTTACACGATTTATTGCACTTGATCGTGGTGGATTAGATGTTGACAGAATGACAATTACCAAGTATAATGGTGATACCAAAACATACAAACTTCAATCAAAGAAAGTCAAGGATATTCTAGAAACTATCTTAAACGCTGGTAAGAGAGTAGTCACCAAAACAATCAGCGAACTCAAGGAATTTCCTGTTCTCCAAGAACGTATCAATGAAAATGTAATTCTATTGAAAGTGGTATAATGCAAACAGTAGTCAAAACACCTCTAGATGCACCAATCGGTAAAATTGAAATGGTGCAGACACCATGGGGTTCACTAGAACAAGCACATGTATTCAATATGCAGGATTATATTGACGGAATGGTAAAATATGCCATTATTTTTAATCCTGTTGGAAATTACAAAGTTCGTTGTTCTACATTCAGAATCCGATAAATAGAGGGTATTATGAAAGTATACATCGGTCCATATATTGATTATATCGGACCTTTTCAAATTGCAGAAAAAATTCTTTTCTGGAAAGATAAAAATAAATTAAATAAAACTAATCCACTCGAGTGTCACCCAGATTATGATGCTATCCATAATTTTGGATTATTTCTGGAAAAGATTCCAGGTCTATTGAGACTTTGTCAGTGGTATAATAATATTCAAAAACGTAAGATTAAAATTCATATCCATGGATATGATACATGGTCAGCTGATAATACCCTGGCTCTAATCATTGTGCCCCTGCTCAAAGCCTTAAGAGAAAAAAGTGGTGCACCAAATGTTGATGATGAAGATGTACCAGATCATCTAAAGTCTACAGCTGCACCACCTCTCACTGAAGAAGAGAAAAATACTGGAACACCAGATTTAAATCATTTTATTCGGTGGACCTGGGTTCTTGATGAAATGATTTGGACTTTTGAACAGCACGCTACGGATTGGGAAAATCAATATTATTCTGGTGAGACAGATATTAAGTTTGAAAAGATGGATAACGGATTTTCCCAAATGGTTCATGGACCAAATCATACTTTTAAAGTTGATCGTGAGGGAATTGACAAACATCGAGCCCGAATGGAAAATGGTAGAAAACTATTTGCTAAATATTATGAGTCTTTGTGGACATGAATGATTTAACATATAACGTGGGATTTTATAAATGCAAGATCGACTCAACAACAATGAACAGTGGCC